TTTCCCTCAGAGAGATCTTTTTAGATAAATAATAATATGTCCACACAATGACAACGGAGTTTTTAAAAAATGGCAAGTAATATTAATAGTAATAATGTAGACGGCACTTTTCCAATAGCCGGACAAGATAACGATAGTCAAGGATTTCGTGATAACTTTACGAATATCAAAACTAACTTTACTAACGCAAAAACAGAACTAGAAGACTTACAAAGTAAAGTTATACTTAAAAGTGCGTTAACTGGAACTACACTTGCAAATACTGGAGGCGGGGCAATTTTGAGTGACTTCGCTATACAAGATTTTAGCGAAACAAGAACTGCTTTAGGATCATTAAGTGGAACAACTACAGTTAATTATACAACAGGTGGGTACCAAACAGTTACTACAACTGGTAGTATTACACTAACATTTACTAACTTCAGTGCAAGTGGTACATTAAGTAGAGTTAGAGTTGAAATAACAGTAGCAAGCACTGCACATACAGTAACATTACCTTCAGCATGTACTATTGGAGTTGATACACTCCAAGGACAGTTATCTAATGTAATTACGTTTGATAGAACTGGTACATACATTCTTGAATTTACAACAGATGATTCTGGAACAACTATTGCAGTTAACGACTTAACTCGTAGCAGAGCAAAGATTGATGTTAGAACTGCGGCAGCCGTCGGACAAGTAGGCGATATTGCTGGTATGATTTCTAATGATGCAACTAACTTATATGTATGTACAGGAACTTATGATGGTTCAACTGTTATATGGAAAAAATTAGTTCTTCAGGCAATTTAATATTTGACTTTACTATTACTTTAGTTTATAATTATATTATAAATTAGGAGTAACAAATGTCTCAAATAGACCTTAACAAATATAAAGAATTCGTGGACGCAGTAACTAGTGACGAAAGTAAGAATAATGATACGTTTACTAATCGTTGGGTAACATTAGTTAATCAACGTGATGCTGACATGCCTCGATTAGTGACTGCGGCATTTGGCTTAGGTGCTGAAGCAGGCGAATTTACTGAAGTGGTAAAGAAGATCATGTTCCAAGGCAAGCCGTTAGATAAAGATAATATCTTTCATATGCAACGTGAACTAGGTGATATTATGTGGTACTGGATGCAAGGGTGTATGGCACTAAACATTGATCCAAATGAAGTTATACAGATGAATATTGATAAACTTAAAGCAAGGTACCCAGGTGGCGACTTTGATGCTCACTATAGTGAGAACAGACAGGAAGGCGATGTCTAACACAGATTTAGAACCTAAAGACCATATAGCAGTTGCGTTTTATAGTACAATAATCTACTTTAATTTTACTCTTATACTCAGTGGCAACTTAGTGTTAGGTTTAATAGGAGCATTACTTTGTAGAGCGATGTATAGATCCTTTCTTGCATGGGCTGTAATAAGAAAGGAAGAAAGAAAATGAACCACCCACTTACAGGCAATTTAAGAGATTTAAAAGATACTGAACTAGATGAGAAACTAAAAAAATTAACCACAAGATTAGTACAGGCTTATAGATCTAGTCCGGATGTTGTACCACAAATGCAAATGGTACTTAATGACTACACAGAAGAACGCACTAGACGAGATAGAGAAGCACTAAAAAAAGTAACAGATAAAGCAAAAGAAAAAGGCAATGATTGGGATGACATCATTGATATTGGATAATGATTACGATAAAACACACATTTCTAGCAACAGTAATATTAGATGGTTGCATACTACCTAACAGGTGGGACGTTAAGATCGACTTGTTAACAGACGGTAAAGGATCAGGGACAGATATTTCTATTGCTTGTGAAAGAGTAAACGTCTACGTTGAAACGATGCTAGATAATTGTATGCTAGTTGGACCTCAATCAATGGAAGACATACTTTCAGAAGGAACAATGTTCTATGCAGGAATACATCCTTTAATTGATGACCCGTATGATCATATACTCGCTATCAGTTTGTATACAAAACTAAATGCAATACTAGAAGGTGTACTACTTGTAGATAGTGTATGGATTGAAAGTTACCAAGGAAACGGCATTAGTCATACACATAGTAGTGAAGATGATGATGGCAATATCTTAGATAAGATCGTAGATCCTAAATGGAAAAAATATGCAGAGTATTGGAAATCCAAAGATCCTAGTTTTTATAAATCTGAAAAAGGTGAAGTTGAACTACTACAACAAACTTGGGATGAAGTAAAACTAGGATACACCAAAGATAAGAAAAAATCTAAAGATGGGATTGTTAGAGAATTTACAGTTATTGAAGGCGATAAAGAAAAATGAAGTTAGACAAGTATAGCAGACAACTCTATAGTGAAACAGATGCTATAAATGCAATCTACACTAATCCTACTGTGGATCTTAATAAGTTAGATATAGAATCTGTTAGTCAGTTTAACAGTGCTAGTCAATTACTCTATACAGGAATACAACTACAAGAATTAAAAACTCTCAACTGTAGTGTAGAAGAATATCATAAACAGAATCAGAAGCAATGGAATATGCCTACAGATTATGCTAATTTTGATATTGCAAAATGGTGTTTAGATCAGTGTAATAATGACGTAGAATTACAAAGAGTAGGCAAAGAACTTATAATGTTTCAAGAAAGAAACTTATTAAACTTATTATGCTTCTTAAGATACTTTGTAGCAACAATGAGAGAAAATAATATAGTATGGGGTGTGGGCAGAGGTAGTAGTGTAGCAAGTTATGTACTATACTTAATCGGTGTACATAAAATAGATAGTTTATACTATGACTTAAATGTTGAAGACTTCTTAAGATAAATAATAATATACGCACTTTATTGGAGAATATATCATGGCGAAGAAATACAGAACAGCACAAGGTAAGGTAGTTGATTTTAATGCTTTAATAAGTCAACACGAAACAGTACCTGCAATAGGAAATATGAACGTAAATGCTCGTGGAGATTATATCGACCCAAGTGGAGAAATAGTTAAGAGTAGAGAAGATGTTATGCGTGAGTACCATAAGTTAAATACTATGGTTCCAACTGACGAAAGGATACCTCAAAGTTCAGACGAAATATTTGAGGATGAAGACGAACAAGAAGATGTTGAGGAAGACGAACTAGGACCAACTGGAACACCAGTAAGAAGTGAAACGGACGAGACGTCTGAGACCCAGCCGGACACAACATCTTCTTCTAACAATAAAGAAACGGAGTAATACATGGAATACAATTTTACCAAAGCAACAGGAACTTTTTATCCGTTAAGAGACGGTGTACTAGTTCGTGATATGAAGTTTGACACAATTAAAACTGCAAGTGGGATCTATATACCAAATGATGATGCTACTACTAGAGGAATTCACCCTCGTTGGTGTCAGGTAATTGCAATAGGAAAAGAACAAGAAGAAGTTACGGTCGACAACTGGATACTAGTCTCACATGGTAGATGGAGCAGAGGATTCGAACTTAATGGAGAAACAGTAAGAACAGTAGACCCTACAGATATATTAATTATACAAGACGAACCTCCTGCAGAAGAAGTTTGGAAAAGTAGCATGGGTCATCAAAGGGGTTTATCAGGACCTGCACTAGAGTATCAAGAAGGTGAAAAGAATATGTGGGCACAAAGAGCACACGATGCTGCTCATGGTGGTATAAACCCAACTACTGGATTCAATGATAAAGGTGCAGTTTATGCGGCGCCAGGTGCAACAACTAAGGTTCCAGGAGTGGGGGGAGGCATTGGATAATAATATAAACGAAACCTTCGAATATATTGCTAAAATAGAAAAAGAAAATTTAATTTTAAAATTAGACCAGGCAGAACAACAAAAGTATGTCCAAAAGTTATTAAATAGAATAGTGGAACTTACGGATGAAAAAAATAGTAAGGACTAGCACTAGTTATGGCGAAATGGCTTACTATAAAAGCGATCCAACTATAGGCAAAAGTCTAAAGTTATACGGCGAATACTGTGACCAAGAAGTAGAATTAATTAAGAAACATGTAAATCGTAGTAGTTTTGTTTTAGATGTAGGTGCCAATATTGGTACACATACATTAGGGATTGCACCATATGTAAAACTAATAATGGCCATTGAACCTGATCCGGACAACTACGCCTTACTTAAATTGAATACAGATAAGTGTTTTAGTAAAAATATTAAAACTAGTCGATTAGCATTAGGTAATGACACTGTCGAAGTTGGAACAACGTTTGATTACGGGAAAACCAGAATAAGCCCTGGCAATACTGTTACTTGTACAACTTTAGACAATATAGTCTTTTTTGCTAAAACAGAAATGTCAACAATAGACTTTATTAAGATAGATGCAGAAGGAATGGAGTTTCCTATATTACTAGGTGCTCAACAGACACTAATGCATTTTAAACCTAAATTATTAATCGAAATGCAAGATGCAAGTATGAATAAAGTAATATATGACTTGTTAGATAGTTTAGGATATAATATGTATTGGGTTACTGTTCCTACATATAATCCAGATAATTTTAAAGGTAATGCCACTAATGTATTTGGAAAACAACACGGTGTTCTAAATTGGTTTTGTTCCAAAGAACATCAATCTAGTATGTGGCAAGTAACTAGTAACGAAGATAATATAGAAAAACTTGTAATTAGACAAAGAAAGAGTGTATAATAGTATTATGAAAGAATTATGGACAGAAAAGTACAGACCCGATGCATTAAATGATTATGTGTTTAGAGATTCAGCACAAAAGAATCAAGTACAAGGTTGGGTAGACAGTGGTGCTATTCCTCACTTATTGTTTAGTGGTAGTCCTGGTGTTGGTAAAACTACACTAGCAAAGATACTGATTAAACAACTTGGTATTAACGAATATGATATACTAGAAATAAATGCTAGTAGAGAAAATAGCGTCGACAATGTTAGAGAAAAGATTACTAACTTTGTAGCAACTATGCCTTTTGGTGAATTTAAGATTGTGCTACTAGATGAGGCTGATTATATCTCTCCAAATGGTCAAGCGGCACTTCGTGGTGTTATGGAAACATATGCTAGTACTGCTAGGTTTATACTAACCTGTAATTATCCTAACAAAGTTATTCCAGCACTACATAGTAGATGTCAAGGGTTTCACATTGATAAAATTGATACAACAGAATTTACTGCTAGAATTGCAACAGTATTAGTTACAGAACAAGTAGAGATTGATATCGATACATTAGATAGTTATGTAAAAGCAACATATCCTGATTTAAGAAAATGTTTAAACCTAGTACAAATGAATACTGTTGATGGCAAACTATTAAAGCCACAAGAGAGTGACAACGCAACTGCTGATTACAGATTAGCAGTAGTTGACTTGTTTAAGCAAGGCAAGATAATGGATGCTAGGAAGATGTTGTGTAGTCAAGTACGTCCTGAAGAGATGGATGAAGTTTTCCGTTGGATGTACGATAACTTAGAACTATGGGGCAATACACAAGATAAACAAGATGCCGCCATTCTAGTTATTGCAAAAGGTCTTAGAGCAATTCCATTAGTAGCAGACCAAGAGATAAACTTATCTGCAACACTGGTAGAACTAAGCCAAATATGAATGTTTTATTTTGCGGGTGTAGTTTCACTGCTAGTAGTGGATTCAATGATGAAAATTTACAAGATCTCTGGGTAAATATTGTATCTAAAGAATTAAATTTTAATTCCACAAATATTGCATTTGGCGGTATGAGTAATCATGAAATTTTTAAAAGAACTACAAATAAAATAATTGAAACTAATCCCAATCTTGTTGTCGTAATGTGGTCAGAGTTGCATAGACTTTGGTGTTATACAAACCATTTATTTGGAAATATAGATAACTTTACTATGATTCGTCCTAGTATCACAGGATGGCAATCTGACCTAAAAGACCTTAAGAAATTTAGAGATATATACTCTAAAATTTTTACAAACAACTATGTTGATTTCCGTGATTGGTTATTGTATATATATGGGTTACAAAACATTCTTAAACAACATGGCATCCCATTTATATTTTTACGTGGATTTTCAAATAACTTACAAGATTGGTTAAATATTGATAAGAACAATTTAATAAAAAGCAGTGACTTTGTAAAAGAAACTTTAGATTTTGAAAATCATCAGGATGATTACATGATAGAAAAAATAGATTCATTACACAGTATTATTAATGTAATAGACAAATCTAAATGGATAAATTTTTATAGTCCTAGTTTTAAGGAATTACAAGTAGACAAAGCAGATGATAATAGTCATCCAGGAAAAGTATCAAATGCAAATATGGCTAACAAATTTACCGAGTATTATAATTGTCAAATAAGGACATAAGATGGATAAACTAGCAAACAGTTACAAAACAAAATCTCAACAAGAACTATTAGAGTATTACGATAATTGGGACACTTATGAACAGGATATAATGTCAGCAGGATATATGGGTCCAGTAGGGTGTACTGCTTTATTATATAAGTACATAGATAAAAGTAAAAAGATATTAGAGGTTGGGTGTGGCCCGGGTAATGTAGCAAAGTATCTAAACTTAATGAATTTTAATTATATTGATGGAATAGATGGGTCCAAAGGAATGGTTAAAAGAGCCATAGAATCTAAAGTATATAATAATGTGTATCATCATATTATTAAAGACGATAAGTTACCTATTGATGATTTTGACGTGCTATTAGCAATGGGAGTATTTACGATTGGTCATTTTCCAAAAGGGTCAATGAAAACTTGTTTTGATTCAATTAAAGGGGGAGGCTACTTTTGTTTTAGTGGTACAAAAAAAGTTCTTGAATCTTATTTTAAAGATGAATTTGAATATGTAAAATTAAATAGTACTTTTGTAGATTGCACAGAACCTTACCTATTAGCAGTAAGTAACTCAAGTACAGAAAAAAACACTGCTACTGTGTTTTTATTTAGAAAAAACTTAGCGGCTACGTTGGTAGAGAATATTA